GCTTATTTCGGGGGATACTCGCCCCCGCGTGGATTTCCTGCCAGCGGTTGAATACGCATTTCGGGGCGGTTTCTTACTGACGGTTCGCCAATGATTGCTTCCACTCCGCAAACCCTCCGCGACTATCTGCCGGCCTACGCGCTGACCCACCCGCTTTCCGCTCAGGCTTTGCGGCAATACGGCATATCGGTGGCGATGCTAGACCGTTGGGCGGGGCATCACGTTCGCCTTGACGAACTCGACGCGCAAAAGGTTTCCGCGTGGCTGGCCCACTACTCGCAAACCGTCAAGCCGCAAACCGCTAGGAGCAAGCGCCGCCAGATACTCGCGCTCTGGCGTTCCGCCGTCGATGATGGATACGCCGACCCGGTGGCGCTGATGCGCCGCGTGCGCCCCGTGCGATGCCCGCACGTTCCCCCGGTTGCTTGGACGCTGGAGGAAATCAATCGGCTGATAGCGGCCTGCGCGTATATCCCGCGGTGGCATCGATGCGGGCTGCGGCGATCTGAATGGTGGGCGCTGGCTATTCGCGTGGCCTACGATTCGGGGCTTCGGTGGGAGGATCAAATGGCCCGCCTGACGGTTGACCACATTACCCCGGATGGTTTCATCGCGTGGAGCCAGCACAAAACCGGCCGCGTTGTCGTGTCGCGGCTGGCGCCAAAAACAATGGAAGCCCTCGCGGCATCGCTGGAGCGATGCCCGCGGAAACTGGTTACCCCGTGGGCGGGAAGCCACGAAACTTTCTCGGATCAAGTGCGAACCCTCGCGCGGAAAGCCGGCATCCGCGCCGGAACTTGGAAATGGATTCGCCGCGCAGGGGCTACCGAATGCGAGATGCAAGAGCCGGGGGCCGCGGCGCGGCATCTAGGCCACGCGCCCGGCAGCAACCTTGCCTATACCTCATATGTCGATCCGGCCATCGTGGCGGCGCACCGCTCCAACCCTCGCCCGCGCGAACTTGCTTGACTGCCGGCAACCGTTCGGCAATACTGCCAGCATGGCAAAACCTAAAAACCAGATCGACCTAACCAAATATGTTTCGGTAGGCAGCGCCGCGGATGCCGCGGGAGTCTCGCGGCTTTGGATGCGGGAACTCATTAAAGCCGGCAAGGTTGCCGGAATACAGATTGGCGGCCGATGGTTCGCGGAATCGGCGGCCGTGGCTGCCTACCAGCGAACCGACACTGGCCGACCGCGGATAGAGCGGACGCTACCGCAAGCCGCGGCGGCTGCCGCCTCCAGCCTGCGGAAACGTGCCGCCCGCCTTATCGCGGAAGCCGAGCGGCTGGAGGCTGACGCGGCCGGCAAGCCCCGCCGGGGCCGGAAAGCCTAGGTTTTCGCGGGGAAAACGGCAGCCAAAAAGTTTTTTTGGTGAAGCACTTGCCGGGCTATTGCCGATTGGTAATATGTAGGCATGACGCGACCGGGTGAGTCGCGGCAGGAAACCAAAGGAACCCAAACGATGAACGCCACTGAAAACCAGACGATCGCTACCGAAATCCTTAACCAGTTGGGCGGCAGCCGGTTTGTCGCAATGACGGGCGCGAAGAACCTTGCCCACGATGCCGGCTCCCTCAACTTCCGCCTGCCGTCGCGGTTCGCCCGCGAGGGGATCAACTTCGTCAAGGTGACGCTGACCGCTGCGGACGATTACACCGTCGAGTTTGGCAAGGTTTGGGGGCTGAACTATAAGGCTATCGCCACGCAAGCCGGCATCTACGGCGACACGCTGCGGGCGGCCTTCACGGCGGCCACGGGCATTGACTGCACCCTCTAGGACGATTGCCGCCCCGGCAATCCCGCCGGGGCGGCCAGCAACCCCACAAGCCATAGGAACCCTAGCCATGACCCACGAAAAAGCCGCCCACGTTTCCGCCCTCATCCTTGCCCGCCTCGCGGCCGGCGCCACGGTAGCCGAAGCCCTCGACGCGGTATGCGGGGCCGGCAGCCATGCCCGCCTAGCCGCCTCGCTTTGGGAAGCGTTCCGGGGCGGCGAGGCTGCCGCGGGGTGAGCCGCGGCCCCGCCGGCATGGGGCCGGCGGGCGGCCAAGGAACCTAAACCAATGGAACCCACGAAAACCACTGCCGCCGCCATTGTGTCGCTAGTCAAAATGCAAAACGAAACGCTAGGCATACTTCGGGAAATCGTCAGCCGCCGCCGCGAGTTTCTAGACGCGGCAGACCGCGGCGCGGAGGAATGCAAGCGGGCGGCCGATGAATGCCACGCGGCGATACGCGAGGCGGAACGGTATCTAGAGCGAAGCGGGGCCGAACTATGAAAACGCGCTGGGATTCCTTGATACGCGCCCTACTCCTTATCCGTATCGGGCAGGAACTAGGCAGCGATTCGCGGCTAGCGCGGGCCGTCGCGGAAACCCTCGACGCGCTGGCTATTCTGATTTCCGTATCACCGCGATGATTCGGCACAGATTAAGCCGCGTATCCTGATCGCGAAACCATAAGTTTGCGAACTCCACCACCACCGCCCGCATTAGCAAGCCGATAGCCCGATCAGTCGAGGGGCTATAGCCCCAGCGGTATTCCAGTTCCTCGCGGCATTTCGCCGCGCAGACGTTGACCGCGGCGATCGTTTCGCGCCCGGCCGTTTTGGTCGCGGGGTTTTTTGCCAACCGCAGCATCGCCCGCATCGGCCATTGCCGCGCGCACTCTTGAACCATTACGTCCGCCGTATTGGGGATCACTCGCGCCGGCTCCCCGAGCCGATCGCGGATCGTCCGCTGCAAATCTGCCAGTAGCGCCGTCGAAGCATCGCCCACGGGCTACCCCCTCGACGCTAGCGGCCGGATGCCGGCGGGCATTTGCCGCCGGGGCAGGGGGCCGCGCCAGCCTTGGCTCGCTCGCTGACGCAACGCGGGCAGCCGCACGCGCAGCGCTGTTCAATCTTGCCATCGGGCTTCCAGACCCCGCGGACGCAAGTACTGCCGCAAACGCAATCATTTGGCCCCGGCGGGGCCGGGGGAACCGGGGCCGGGGAACCGTCGCGGGCAAGCGAAGCCGCCGCCAGAGCGACGGCAGCGGCCGCGCGGGGCCGCTCGCCATCAATCTGCCCCGGATCGGACGAAAGCCAGACAAGCCACGCCACAACCCACCGCCATAGGATCGCCATTTGTCAGACCCCCCGAGCCGCGAACGATCGGTAAGCAAACAGACAGAGCACCGCGCCAATGACAGACCACACTAGGCCAGCCGGCGAGTAGGCATCCCCGGTAAGCAACCCGTTTACCATGCCGCCAACGATGCTTCCGGCCACTCCGGTTGCGATCGTCTGCCACCCCGGCGACGGCTTATCAAGCGGAACAAACCACTCCGCAATCGACCCCGCGATAAGCCCGCAGACAATCCACCCGATAAGTGAAAACATTTACCAACCCTCCCGGTGATTTAGTTCGCCGTGCCGATAAGCGTGATTCGTGTAATGGCTAGCCGTCTGCGGTTGCTCTGCGGCGAGCATTAACCACAGCCCTGTTTTCGCAAGCCGCGCGAAGAACTTCGCCACGGGGCGGCTTTTGCCGTTGGGCTGCCACGGCAAAAACGAATCGCCAGCCTGTTGCCCTATCATCCAACCGCCCGCGAAAATGGCGACGGCCAGCGTGATTGTTTTACGATCAAACTTTGGGAACTCGCGCGATTCGCCGGCCGGGGCTGCGATCGCGGCGCTATTTTCGGTCATGCGATTTATCCAGAATGTTCGAAGATTCGACGTTAGGTTGCAACCAATCGCGATGGTTTAGATCGCGATACTTAAATCCGTTCGTGTCACCGATTGCCCAAGCATCCTCTAGCATTCGCTCCACTACGGAGCGCCTAGCCCAAAACGAACCATCCGGCTGATCCGCCGGCCATTTCGGCCCGGATATCCAGTTAGGCGACCAACTATTTAGAATCAAAACGCAATCATCCGGCGATCCGTTTTTCTTGTGGCGCACCGCTAGGGCCGCCATCTGGTGCATCCATGTTCCGCTTGCCTCTGCGATGCCGTCGCGGTTGCGAACAGATTGGAACCCTTGCGAAGATGCCAGCGTTACCGGATAGCCGCTCTCGATCGCCGCGGCTAGTTCTCCCCATGTTCGAACGCTTACAACGTGTTTGCATGGATGCTGTTTAGCGATGCCATCCATCACCCCCTTATCGCCCTTGCCACCGCAACCGTAGGCGCCCCACTGTTTCGCGCGGTCGCCGCTATAAGTTGTTAGGTCGATTCCATTCGCCGGCTCGCGATAGACCACGCCGAACTCGCGTAAAAACTTTGCCGCGCCGAATCCGGTAGCGCCATCGTTCCAGCCCCCGTAGGGCTGCGCGCCGTCACCCGGCTTCCCTCTGGCCTCGACCCTCGCCCCGCCGTATATCGCCTCAGTGCTTGGCATTCGCGGCGGCTCTGGCAGTTTGCCAAGCGACCACGATACAGAATCTTGGCAATACACCGCGTGAGCCGCGCCCCATGCGACACAATCCCCGATCAACTGCCGGCCGACTACGAACGGCTTTCCATATCTAGCCTGATGCGCCTTATCCATTTGGCGATATAGAAACGTGTCGATGCCCTTTGCGTTTTGCATCGCGTCGGCGCCGGCCTGCGCGAAAAATCTTTCGTCCCCGAGCGTTGCTAGGAACGCTTGCGTTCCTTCCGGGTCTGGCGTGTAGCCAAACGCGCGCCGCTCCACGCGGTCTAGGATCGTGTTTGTGTAGCGCGCCACAACCACGCCTAGCGCGGAAGTGACCACTACGAACAGAATGGCCGAAATCGAAAACGCTTTAGCGCGCTGCGTCACTTGCGGCCTCCCCTATGGTTCGCAGCGCAGAAATCCACGCGGCTCGCTGCTCCGGGGTTACCGGCCCGCCGGCAGTTCCTACCTCCGCGTCAAGGTATGCGGCGATTGCGTCAGCCGCTTTTGGCTGCCTATCCCCGATTGATTCGCCGCGGCAACGCAACTCGCGGGCGCTCTGCCGAAGATCATCGATCGCCACCCCGGTAGACCATCGCGGAGGCTTGCCGGTCATCGAATCCCATTCGATTTCGTCTGCCAACTCCAGACAGAGCGCGCCAACGGTGGCCGCGTCCGCACTAGCAGAGCCGCCGACCCATAGGCCGCGCAGGTTTAGCGGCCCGCCGGGCGCCGGCGTTGGTAACGGCGAGTCAGATTCGCCAGACGGCGCAAGGGCAAACGCGAGTGCCGCGGCGATGAGCAACGCGGCAGCGATATGGCGCTTGTCGATATGCGACCAATCCAGCGCCGCATAGAACCGCTGGATATACGGCCAGCCAAATACCGCGCAGCCAGCGACGGCTAGAACCACGCTTACAATCATACTTTGACCCCCACGATGTAGAGTTGCAAAACGGCTGGCGGATTGGTGAACGTCAGCGCCGCGCCCGTGGCGTTTGCCGTGGCGGCGGCCGATAGCGTGATGCTGGTAGCGCTATTGATCGCGGCCACCGTCGCGCCGGCCGGGATGCCCGTTCCGGTAACCGCAAGCCCCACGCGAAGCGCGGCCGTCGAGGATAAAGCGGAAACGGTTGCCGAGCCGGTAGCGCGGGTTCCGGTGAGCGAAACCGATTGCGCCGCGTTGGCGATCGCCACCGTGCGCGAGGTTGTGGTGGTAGGCCAGCCGGCGCCCGGATTCGACGCCAGCCAAACAGCCTGCGCCCCAATGGCTGCGCTGCCCGCGATATAGCCCGCCCACAGATTCGACCCGCTAGCGTTGATCGAAACGCCTTCGGATTCCGAACCGTTGACGATCAATAGAGCCTTGACGGTCGCCAGCGATAGCGTTCCCGTGCCACCGAACGCGATCAGGGGCAGCGCCCGCAGATCGATAGACGTTGACGCGCCCGGCGCCACTGTCACAACGTCGCGCCAGTAGCCATTAGCGGCCCCGGCTGCCGTGCCATCCGCCAGCCCGAGCGCGATCGACGCGGTTGCCGTGTCGGTTACTTCGGTGGCGGCTAGCGTGTCGATGAGTTTCGGCACGAAGCGGATAGAGCCGGTGAGAGAAAAAGCCGTCGCCATCACGCCCCCGCCGCTACGGAAGTTCCGACCAAATAAATCGAATAGGCGACGGCGGCAGCGTTCGGGTTCGCAATCCGCAGCGTTGCGTTTGCTGACGTTACCGGCCAGCCGTCGAGTTGATTGACGGCGGCGACCTCCGAGCCGGGGCCGACCTTGAATGCGTAAATCGTGCCGGCTTCGTTGCTGCCAACTAGGATTTCGTTTCCGGCCGTGGCGTTGTTATTCGCCACGCGCAAAACCCTCAACTGCCGAATCGTGCAAGGAACCGAAACGCCGACCACCGATTGAGTGAGCGCCAGCAAATCCAGCGCGTCAAAAGAGTTTGCGGGGATCGTCCGCGTATCGCACCAGACGATATCGGCGGCAGCCACCCCCGAGCCGTCCGCGATTGCGTAGGAGCCGGCCACGGTTTGCTTATCGGTGACGGCGCCGACCTCTTGCGAGTCCACGCGCGACCATTGCAGGCGCGTCGAGAATGATCCGGAGAAAATATCGGAGAGGCTATCAGCCATTAAATCAGCCCTTCCTCTATCGCGCGTTTCGCTGCCGCATAGTTACAGCCAAGTTTCCACGCCGCGTATTCGATATCCGCCCGCGTGGGCTGCGGGCGGCTTGTTACCTTGCCCCAAAAGTTTTGGGATTGAGTGCCGACCGTGGCGGTATGGTCAACGGAGCCGGCAGGCGGCAAAGCCTCGCGGCCTTCCGGCCCGCCCTTGCGCCACGAACTCACCCTAGATATCACCGCTACGGCCTCCGGTTTCAGCCTATAGCGGCAGGCGCTAATCAGCCCCGTCTATGGCTGCGGATCGGCTTCCGCCCAACACGCCGCGTACCCGGCGGCATCTAGTTGGTTATCGCGCTGCGGCTGCCCTTGATGCCGCGCGAACTTGTCGAGTTGCATAAAGATTGCCCAATCCCCCGGCGTGAAAGGCTCGCGGAGTTTGTGCGCGAAAATCGCATTGATCGCGCCGATGGTTCGCGCGAAATGCTCCAGCGGCGGCGCGTATTTCGCGCGGCGCTCCGCGGTGGTTTCGATTGCATCCGATAGCAAACGCTCCGCGGCCGATGGCTCGCGCTCTGGCGTTAGCAAGCCGTCGCCAACAAGCCGCGGGGCGGCTTCCTCAACTGCCGGCTGCGGCCCTCCGCGGCCTTTCATTTCGCGTTCGCCTTGCAAAATCCAATCGGTCGAAATCGTTTCGGCTTCCATCTTCTTTACTCCGGGTTCGTGTTCTTCAATGTATGCCAACAACCTCATAACGTCGCCGGCTAGTGCGCCAGACGTGCCGGCATCTAGGCAGCCGCTGAAACGTAGCGCCCGTTGCTTGGCTTGCGCGAAGTATTCCGGCGAAAGTTTCACGACGTGCGGATCGCTCCATCTTTCGCGATGCGGAAGTTTTCCACCGAGTAAGTTCCGCCCTTCGCAACGTCTACGATCGCAAACCCCCAGTTCCATTGATTCGCAACCGAAGCGTAATCGGGCGATAGGTCGCATAGGCAGCCCGTAGACCACGCGCACGCCTCATCGTGCCATAGGTTGCTCTGCGCATGGCTACTAGTGCGGTGGCCGTGGCCGACCATTACGGAATGGTTCGTGCGAACGTAAGCGCCGCGGGCTTGGTTGACGGGCGATGATTGCCCGCGCGGCAGTTCGTGGCCGTGAAGGATTGGCAACTTTCCAGCCATCACGATGCGGCGGTTTTCGACTAGATCGATATTGTGTTTATCCAGATGCAACCACGCGCGCAGCCCCATAGCAGTTTCGGCGCTAATCTCTGGCGCGTGTTGGAACAGCCACGCTTCCCAGCGCTCCTCATGGTTTCCGGTTTTCGCCACGATCGGAATCGTTGGGAACGATTGCCGCAGCCACCCAAGCACCGCGCGAACTTGATGCAACTCGCCGGCTAGGTCGCGCTCCGCGGGGTTTTTCTCCCAGCGCGAAATGGAATAGAAATCCGCGAAATCCCCATTCAGCAATAGCCCGTCAATGCCGCGGCCTTGCAGATATGAAACGGCCGCGGATAGCGCCCGGTTGCTATGGTAGGGAACGTGGATATCCGAAAGGATTCCGATTCGCCCGACAACCGGCATCCGGTAGGGGGTTCGTGGCTTCGCTTTTGTTTTGGGCATGGGCAAGCCCTCGCCGGGCGCGCGGGCCGGGCGCGGATGCGCGGCCTTTTTGCGGGCAGCCTTGCCCGATTGCCCGATGATGCGGCGGATGCGGCATCGCGCGGCCTCGACAGTCAGCGCCCCGCGGGATCGCCTGACTAGCATCTTCGCCAGCGATCGCGCCGGTTGCTGCGGATGCCGGCGAACTAGATCGATGGCGGTTTTGGTCAGCGGGCAGGCTGCGGGCATTAATCCTCCGGGTCATCGTCAACGTGGCGGAAGTCTGCAAACGTGATGAGCGCGGCTAGCGTGTCGCCGTTTTCGGAAACGCATTCCTCCGACAAGTCTGGAAACCTTGCGTGTAGGTATTCGTGGATGAGCGTATTTAGGAAATCTTCGCCGTGGAGTTTTGAGGAAACGCGGATCGTTCGCGTTTCATAGTCGCAATCCCCGTCAATCGATGGCGGAACGCGGCAGCGTTTCACCCTCCACCGATGCCCATTAATCTCAATCCACGCGGAACGTTTCACGCTGCCGACTCCTCGCCGCGTGATTATCGCGGGCCGGCAGCCTCGCCCGATTGGTCTATGGTCGCGGGCGGCGGATTTTCCGGTGGCCGGGGGCCGAATGGGAAAGCCCGGTTAAGCGCTTCCTGCCTAGCGGCGCAACCGCAATCGCTGACCCCGAACGCTGAGGCTACCGCCTGCGCTCGCGCTTTCGTGATGCCGATCGCATCAAGGCCCGCGGCGACCATATCGCCTAGGCCACGCGGCGCCGATTTCCCCGCGGTCGATTCTGATGGCTGACCCATGATTGCCGGAAAATCCTCCGCAGTTGGATGCGGAACGAACATTTTCACCACCCCCCCGCCTGCCAGCGGTGGCGCGCAGTTCCTTATCAGTCCAGCAATGGCGGTACGGTATCCGCAAGCCTTGCAAACCCCGTCGCTATTGAAAACGCAAAGGCTCAAAACTTCACCGTGATTCTTCCAAGGTTAACGCCGTCCGAACCTTCCTGAACTGTGTAGTTTTCAAACACCGCTTCGGTCGTTCCATCGGAGCAAATCGGAAAGCATCTATTTCCGGTGGGGTATCTAGAAGCGTTTGAAGTCCCTGCATAGTTGGATGATTGATAACTAACAAACATTGACAGGACGCGAGACTCGCAGCCGCAGTCGTCGGGCGTTACCCAACCAGAGTTAGGAAAGTTACCCGAAGATGCTTGGCGATAAACCGTAAAGTAAAAGATAAAGCCGCCAATGTTGAAAGATGCGAAATAATACGCGCGAGGCTGCGCGAAATAACTGCAAGCGCTCGACCCTCCAGCCACGCAGGAAAGCGATTGTAGTGGCACGCTATACGAACCCGCCGGTATGCGCACGCTACTTTCAACCTTCACAACAACTTCGGACGGCGGGCATTTTCCACCGTTGCAACCTTCCGCTAAAGAATACTGATAACTGGCGGCGCTCCCGTCTGGTGGAGTGCATATTGTTCTAGTCTCTGGTTGATAAGTTCCACCCGGCGAGACTGTGGCGAAGTTCCCAAACGTGTATACGTTTGAGTTTATGGCCTGTTCGTATGCGTCAGGATCGCTTTCGTATTGCTGACGGTTCCACATACACGGCGGCTTATCGGCAAAAATAGTCGATAGATTGCTTGTCTGGCTTAGGTCGCCAGTCGTTCCGATTTGAACATAAACCTCCAAACTTGGCGAAGGATCGCACGCACGAAAAATGTATCTAACCTCGCGGCACGGGCGAATCAAAATGGGATCGGACGCATAATATCTGTAAGCAGCGAATGCGCCTTGAACCTTTCGCAAAATGATTGGCGATTGTATTCTCGTCAAATAACTATCGCACCCGGAAAGCGTTATCGCGGGTTGAGGAAATCCACCATAGACTTGGATACACTCCACACTATTCGGCGGCACAAATGGCGCGTATTTTCCAAATGCCTTCGCGCCACTACCGGACAGGGGATTGCCCAACGCTGGAGATCGCGGCCCGTTTGGCCTTGCCGCGACGTTCGTAAACTGGAGCGTATACGCTTCCGGTTCAATGTCGGCACTGCTTGGCTTGAAAAAGTTTGACTGACAGTTGCAATCGCAGGCGGCAACCCCACCGCGTCGAACAATAATCCTGCCAACCGTATCAATCATTTTCTTGCCGTACAGATCAACTTCCGATGATGTTGTATTGGAAACAACGGTTGATAGCGTCACCTCGCTCCCAGCGTCAAAGCCTTCAACATCTGTAGATTCAAGAACGATAGCGCTGCTACCATATCCGAATGAAAACGTTGCCCGAATGACGGTAGCGCTAAACAGTATATCTAGCGTGTTTACCGGCGTGTTTGCGTTAAACGTGAGCGTGAACGGCTTCGTGTCCTCAGAAGCCGAAAACCCCTCCCCGTTGATGATTGCCCCGTTTCCAAAACGGAAGCCCATATCCTCGTCAACAATCCAGCCGGCCCAGCCTTCGCTTTTAAAAACGATACACTTACTGCAACAGTTACTACATGGAAGGAGAACCATCGTCAGCACTCCGCGGCGACAACGTACCAATACCCATTCCCGTGCATGGCAACGCTGACAAACTTAAACGCGGCGATGTTTGCAAACTTGTTGACGACGCCAACGACAGACTGCCCGGTGGCTTGGCCTTCGCTTGGTGGCGTTCCAGCCTCCCAAACGTCAAGCGTTGCGGTAGCACCCTTGTTGAACGCGGCAGACGTTTTGCACAGCCTGTGGCTAGACGGCGCGATATCCAACACGCCGACCGCCCAAACCCAACCGCTTGCCCCCACGGTTGACCGCGCCAGAATGCGGAGCAACCCGCTCCCAGCAGACTTCGCCACCAGCGTTGAGGAGTCTTTGACGGTGGCGAACTTGTGGGAGGTCGAAGAAGATTCAAGCCGGAACGCCACCGTGCCGGCGACGGCTGCGCGGCCTACCTTGCCGGTGGCGATCGGCTCTAGCGTTACCACAAAGTTCGAAGCGTGATCGGCTGCCGTTGGCGTCGTGCCGGTAATCACCGGGGTACGGCAGATCGACGGCATTTCATTGGCGGCATCCGTTCCGGCATTGGCGATGCCGCTTATCCCAAGGATGCCGGAAGCCTTAACGTCGCTGCCGCTATTGTTTTGCACTAGGACGATATTCGACGCGCCAGCGTAGAGCGTCCTAGCATCGCCAGAAAATCCGGCTTGAACTCCTAGCACAACGTCGGCGGCATCCTGCGCGCGGTTCCACGCGGTTGCCGAAATGGCTTTCGCGAGTGGCTGGCCTTTTTCGATCCTGCCGGTTGCCATTAGGACACGCCAATACCTAAGCCGGAAAAGTCGCCCTCGCGATAGACGCGGTTAACGTAGACGGCCTTTGGCTTTTTTATGACCGTCGAGGAATCAACCGCGCTTTCGTATCGCACCCACATATATTCATGCCCCTTTTTCTCTATCCCAGTGATATCGCCAACGGAGATAGCCGGGGCCGTCTGCCCGCTGCCGGCATTCGGTGACGCGATGAATCGGTAACTGAGCGACCACGGCCCATCCCCGCGGTCGCTATCCCATTCCTGTTGCCCGGTGCAACCGATAAACAAAACCTCCCCCTTCGCAAACGTGCGGAAGGCGGCATTGTTTGTCGTGCCAGTTACCGCGGCCACTGATTTGATATAGGCAGCGGTGACGTATTTGTGCGGAACGTCATACGTTTCAGTCCACTGGAGCGCGGGAACCACGATATCGACGCCGCCCACGCGGTCATCATCTACGGCGATTGCGCCTTTTTGATCCGGGGCGCTTGTGCCGTATTTCGTTTCCGCCAGCGCTTGCGTGATATGTTGCGTTCCGCCCGTCGTGTCGAAACTTCGCGAGCGCTTAAACGGGTCTGGCCTATCCTCATTGTCGGCGCCGGCCTTTTGATAACTGAGCGTAACCTGCCACGCCCCATCACCAAGGTACGAAACGCTATAACTATCGATCGCTAGTTTTTCATCGTTGCCGCCGGGGTACTGCCAGTAGAAACCCCAGTTGGCTATATACGATTTGATATCGTTATGCAGCGCTAAATCGTCATCGGTTCCAAAAACCTTAAACGATTTCGTGTAGGTCGCCGTTCCGCGGCTGCCTAGGCGCACGATCGTAGCCGCGCGGCTGGCCTTATCCTCAACCCACGTTAGCGCCATTGATTACTGCCCGACTAGCGCCGGCTGCATCCCCCGAGTGTTGGTAGCGGTTTCCTCCGCGGCCTTCGCGATTCGCTCTTGCAGCGTTGACCCGAAGCCCATGCGGTCAGCGGCGAACGCGGAAAACGTTCCGACCGCTTCGGCTTTGCTTTGTTGAACGTCTTTCCCGGCGGCATCGGCGCCGGCCTTCGCGGCATCCCGCGATGCCGTGGATTGGTCGCTGGCCTGCCCTTCGATTCGTTCCTGCGCGTGGCCTAGAGCCTCGCGCATTTTGTCTAGTTGCTCTTGGCTCAAATGCCCGCTAGCGGCAAGCGCGTGGAACTGTGCGGCCAGTTCGTGGAGCGCGTCCATATCGGAAACCTGCGCGATTTCCTGCTCCAGCGCCCCGGCTTGTTCGCGAGCGGCCTTTTTCTTGCCGGCGGTTTCCCGCTTGCCCTCTACCGACTGTTCCGCCGCGACGGTCGCCGCACGGCGGCCGGCTGCGCGGCTGGCGTTTTCCGCCTCGCGTCCATCATTGATGCGATTGGCGTTATCGACCATCGCGCCCTGCCGCGCCGCGGCATCCGCGCGCATCTTGTCGCCTTCCTCATTCGCGCGGCGAACGCGCTCATTCACACCCGGCATATTCTGCCGGCGCTGCTCCGCGCGCGCCTGTTTCTCGTTGTCGATTTTGGCGACGCGCTCTTTCGTATCCTTCGCCCCGCTTATGAATCCTTGAACCCTCACCCAAGCCTTTTGGATTTCCGCTACCAGCGTATCCCAAACCGCCATTACCCCCACGGCGATATTGTCGAATATGCCTAGGATCGTCGCGCCGATCGTGTTGGTTGCCAGAGCCGTCCACAACTGATCCCAAAGGATCGCGATATTGGTTCCTAGATCGGTAAACAGATTTTGAACTGTGCTGATCCACGGGTCGATGAAACCCATGATTGCCTCTTGCCCGCGAAGCCATCCAGCGACAAGCCCCGCCCACAGAATATCCATCGCGCCGGCTAGGTCGCCGGCTGAAAGGGCATCGTAGATACCGCCAAACGTTGTAGTGGCCGTGCGGTATAGGTCGCCAAACACTACGGCGCCATCGCTCACCGCCTGATTGAAACCCGAGCCGATATAGCCGGCCACGGTTCCAACCAAATCACCAACGCCAGATAGGGCGGATTTGATCGAATCCCCAAACGCCACGGCGCCAGCCGCGGCAAGCCCGATGGCGGCAACTACCGCGATAACGGGGGCCGCGGGGGCTAGCCATGCGGCGGCAGCCGCGGCGGCGCTGGCGACAGATGCCGCAACCACGCTAGCGGCGGCGGCAATATAGGAACCAAACACGCCAACGGCCCCGGCGAGGAACGCCATAAGCCCCGGCATCCCGCTGGCAACCCACGCCACGCCGATGCGCACGGCATTCGCTACCGTAGCCGCCGCGGCGGCGGCCACCTGCGCAATGTATTTCCCTAGGTTCGCGGCGGCAGACGCAACGAAAGCGCTAGTCGCCGGGAGAAGTTGCGATATGTAGGCCGCGGCCATGCCGGCCGTAGCGGTGACGGTGGACGCGAGCGCGTAGCCCACGCGAACCGCGTAGATTTTTAACTCTAGGACGGCCTTCGAAACGAACGCCGAAACGCCTGCCGCGGCTGCGGTCGCGGAGGCCGCGACCATCTTTCCGCCTGCGGCCACCGTCGAGGTTGCCGCGGTAGCCAGTGTCGCAACGTAAGCCCGCAGCGGGGCGGTTGCTTGCGTGGCGAACTGCGCCACGCCGGCCGCAGCCTGCCGCGCGAAAGCCGACCCCATTGCGATAGCGTCACCAGTGACGCGGCGAAGGGGAGCCGACAGCGCCCCGATATCGCCGGCCAGCGCCGCGCCAAACCCGCCGATGCCGGCTACCGCTTTGCGGAGTAGGCCAAACGATGCAACCTGCGCGCGGATGCCGATGGCGATTGCGTCGAAAAACCCACGGCCGGCGGCGCGGGCATTCGAAAACCAGACGATAAACGGGCCGAGCGCACGCGCGGCGGATGCCGCGGCAATCGTCGCGAACCTCGACACGGCGGCGGCCCCGGTGGCGCCGAACGCGATAGCGGCAAGGGTCGCGCGAGACATCGCCACGCCGGCCGCGGCGGCCGATGCTACGACCGGGGTTCCCAATGCCGCCGCCAGCCGCAAAGCCCCCACGGCCCCGGTGGCGGCCCCTACGGCGATGCCGGCGGCTAGGCGGGCAACCATGACGAAAGGCGAGACAACCGCGGATAGCGCCCCCAGTAGCCCGCCGATGCCGGCGGATACCACGCGAAGCCCTAGCCCCAAGCCGGTTAGCGCCCCGCCGAATACCACGGCGATAGCCGCAGCCCTGCCTACGCTGCCGACCATTACGGCATTCTGGCGAACGAAATCCGTTAGCCCATTTACCACGCCCATGATCGGCGGCATAAGCGAGAGCATCGCCCCGCCAACAGTCTCGCCCAATACGATGCCGAGCCGTTGCATTCCGGCAGACAGCGCGGCCGCGGCGCCGCTCAATCCGCTCATAACGGTTTTGTATTTCTCGCTTACCGTCAACGCGCCTTCCATGCCTTTCTGCATGGCGTTGAATCCATCGACCCCCACGCTGGTAAGGATCGCGGCGGCGCGGATTGCATCCTGCCCGAACACGCGGCGGAAAATGTCATCCTTCGCCGCCTGATCCATGCCCTCCATCGCGCGAGTCAACACGCCGATGATTTCC